GGGCCTCCAAAAAATTGTTGGCTTGATGATGAACCAGATCTTTGTCCTAGTCCTTGTGTATTTGATGACCCTTCCGAGGTGATTGAAAACTGCGTTTATGCGCGAACAGTGAAATGTAAAACAGACTGCAAGTATTACCGGACAACCCAACAGCCCGAGCCGCAGGGGCCGACGGATGAGGAGTTGGAATCGTTTTTGGTGGATGTGGCCTGTCAAAACGGGAACATGTACCACGCTGAGCCCATGACCCTTGCCCGCGCCGTCCTCGCCCGCTGGCGCCGCCCCGCCATCGAGCCGGTGCCCGTCGCTGAGCGCCTGCCGGGGCCAGAAGACCTAACTGATGAGCACTTCGGTGTTGAGTGGTGCTGGTGGGGCAAGCGTTTTGCTGGTGGCTGGGAATGGCACCAGGGAGGCACTGGTTACGGCACTATGCCAGGCGAGTTTTCTTACTGGCTTCCCCACCACGCGCTGCCGGTGCCGCAGCAGGAGGCCGACCGTGGCTGACCTCTCCCCCGCTGCTCAGGCGGTGCTGGATGCCTTTGGCAAGTACCCCCTGCATAGTGATCACATAGCAGAAAATTTGATGCACGGTGCTTTGCCCGCCGCCCTGCGAGCTGCTGCGGATCAGGTGATCTCGCAAGTGCCACCACCCTGCAAAGATTTCGATGTATACGCACAAGGCTTCAAGGCAGCCCACGTCAAATACCGTGCCGAATTACTCGCCATCGCCGCCGAGCTTGAAGCCAAGTAACCATTCCCGCTAATCACATGGACGAACATTACGAATGGGAGCTGGAAGACTCCGCAGGGGAGTGGGCTGCTGGTGGCTCTGCTAACGATCTTGAGTCAGTTCGCAAAGAAGGATTGCGCTATTTGATGACCTATTCGGAATCAGAGCCACACAAGCTGATCATTCGCCATCATCAGACCACCACCTTGGTGGAGATGACAGCACCTAACGTCACCACCCCGGCATAACGTCGCTAGGCACGTTAGGCACCTTCCCTAAAAACATCCAATGACCCTCCGAGCATGGTCCTACCATTATCCAGACGGAACAAAAGGTTGTGTCCTTGCCTTCACTAAATCTCATGCCATTCAAAGCATAACGGAACTCAATCCGTCACAGAACATTCTCACCTTGAACTTGTTCCTTGAACCCGAATGGACTTCCAATCCGCTCTGCGACTCACAAGCCGCCAACACCTCCCCAACCCGGAGGAGTTAGCCGATCACCTCAAGGATGTCTTGACGTGGAGACAGCTGCGGCAGCTGGCAAAGCGTAACAACATCCACCAATACAGTTACCTAAACAAGAAGGGGCTTGCTATCATGCTGGCCTATCAAGCGTTCAACAGAGCATCACGACACCCGCAAATAAATGGCCTACTCAGTCCCCAATCAACAGCTGTATGAAGAGACGATTCACAGCTTGATGCACCTGGCTCTGGATCAACTGATTGACATTGGTGCTAAACTCAATCTGCACTCCGACATTCTTTCTACTCATGACGTAGATGACGATGGCAACATGGAAGAGCTGCCAGATGTCCACCCTGAACGTCTCCTTCACGCCCAGCTTGGTATTGAGGGGGCCGAGGAGGAGATCAACACAACACAGGAGCTAATCAAGAACCTTTCCCACATTCTCATCACCCGAAGAATGCGGCAACTGATCTTGGAGACACACAACCACACCTGATACATGGCTACCCCACAACAACTCGATCGTCAGTTTCATCGAGAACTGGAGGCACGCAGGGAAGCCATCAAGCGGCTTCGGGAACGCACACGAGTGGCTGAAGAGCGGTCCTATGCCAGCTCTACGGTCTATGGCTCTGCGTTCATCAACAGCGGCCTTCAAAAGATCACAGAGAGCATCGAGGCAAAGCTCAGCCACATCACCCGTGGTTGGGCCTCCGACAAGGCAGCAGCAGCCATGGTAATCAAGGACTGCGATCCGTGTGTCCTTGCTCTGATCACGGCAAAGGCTGTGCTTGATGTGCTTGGCAATCGCAAGGTAGACAAACCAACCTACGCTGCGGTTACTTATCGCATTGGAACCTTGGTCTATGACCAGATTCTTTTGGATGACTTCCACGCCAAGCACAAGGACCTCTTCGAGCAGGCGAAGAAGCACCTCCACCACAACAAGGGCTATTCGTATCGGGTCCAACGCTATCGGGCCGTGATGCGAAAGCACAGCATCCAAGCTCCACGCTGGCCTACCGCCGTCAAGGTGCTTGTTGGTGGGTGGCTGCTTGATCGGCTCTGTGAGGCCACCGGCTGGCTCGGCATCAGCTGCCAGCGCACGTCCGCCCAAAAGACCCAGAACATCCTGGTGTATCAGCCAGAGTTCCTCAAGGCCAAGGAGGCGCTCATGGAGCAGGCTGAGGCCTTTGCGGCATGTATGTGGCCCATGCTGTGTGAGCCGAACGACTGGGCAGGGGACAACAACGCCAGCTCTGGTGGGTACCTCACCAACGAGCTGAGACGTCTCACGACCCTGGTCCGAGGGACCCATTTCAAGAAAAGGCACTTGCTTCTATACGGAAGCAGGGCACTAGCCATGCTGAACCGTCTCCAGAAGGTCCCTTACCGGATCAACAGCCGCGTCCTTGACGTAGCCAACTTCTGTATGGAACGCCGCATCACTGTGGGTAAGTTCCGAGCTGAGGAGCCATCACCTCCACCGCCAAAGCCAGACCCCTGGGAATCAGCCTCCGAAGAGGAGAAGCTGTACTATCGACGGACTCGAACAGAGATCGAAGATAGAAACGCAGGACTGGCGCAGAAGAACTACAGAACCACAGAGGCAGTCTTTGTGGCGAACAAGTACAAGGACGATGTCTTCTGGATTCCCTGGTCATTCGACTTTCGGGGCCGTTGCTATCCAATTCCCACAAGCCTCAGCCCCCAGGGAACTGACTTCGACAAGAGCCTCATCTACTTCAATGAGGAGGGTCCTGTTAATGAGTGGTGGTTAGCCTTTCAGGTTGCTACTACCTATGGACTGGACAAAGCAACGATGGAGGATCGAATCCAATGGACTCGGTCTAACCATGAGTTGATCAGCAGGATTGCTGAGGATCCAGAGGGAACAATTTCTGAGTGGTCAAAGTTTGAGGAGCCCTGGTGCTTCTTGGCTGCTGCCATTGAGTATCATCAATGTGCCATCACAAAGGAAAAGAAAACTTCTGGTCTTCCTGTGTCCGTTGATGCCACCTGCTCTGGTCTTCAACATCTATCGGCTCTTGCGCTTGATAAGACTGCTGCTCAGATGGTCAACGTGGTTCCCACTGATAAGCCATCTGACGGGTACGCCATCGTTGCTGAGAAGGCCAAGGATGTACTTCCAAAGCATCTCCACCACCTGATGAACCGCAAGGTGACCAAACGCACCGTCATGACCACACCCTATGGAGTCACTGAGGGCAGCGCACGGGACTACATCAGGCAGGAACTCAAGGGGGTGGAGCTGGAGAAGGGAGAGCTACAGGCAATCGTCAAGGCCGTCTATCGGTACGCAGTGAGGCAGGTCTTTGCTGGTCCGTGTGCGTCCATGACGTTCATCCAACGGGTTGCTGGACAGAAGATCAAGGAGGGCAATGCCACCATTGAGTGGACCACCCCTTCTGGATTTCACGTCATCCAGGAATATCGAAAGATTGAACTCAAGCCCGTTCAAACAAAACTCCTTGGTCAACGGATGCAAACCTGGCTCAACAAGGAATGGGAGGACAGACAGGTGGATCTTAATCGATCCAAGACTGCTGCCAGCCCGAACCTGATTCATAGCTTGGATGCTGCTCTACTTCATCTGGTCTTTGCTGAGTGGACCAAGCCATTCACCGTCATTCATGATTGTGTGCTTGGCAGGTCCTGCGACATGGACGAGATGGCCTTTGCAATACGGGACAAGTTCGTTGAGATCTATTCCCAACCGATCCTTAAACAGTGGTCGGAATCTCTTGGGGTAGAGTTTGATGAATCCGTGATGCAAAACACGTTGGACATCAATGATGTTCAATCCTCTGCTTACTTCTTTTGTTAAACATGACCACGCCCGCACCGGCTCAAGAGATCATTGATCTGGCAATCGACCTGACTGGATTCAATCCACATGTCGTTTCTTTTCTCTACGATGAGTTCGAAGAGAACAAGTCTTGCCCTGGTCAAACCTTCTTTGAGTATCTTGGCGAGTTTCTTGGTGATGCCGCCTTTGTGATTGCTGCATCGAAGGGCTTTAGCATTGATGGCTGTCTGGCTGCCTATGAGGTTGGCTACGACATCGTCAACGAAGGCTTTGCCACCGAGGATCTGGAGGAAATCATCGACAGCATTGAGCTTGCTGGTCTTCCTTCAACGGAAGATGAAGACTGATCATCCACATCCATCAACAAACCACCGCTACCTACTTATGTCCGAAGGACGTTTCATCATCACCACCACCCTGGAAGGCTACATCAACGCCCTCAAGCCCTCGGGTAAGTTCAACAACTGCTCGATCAGCTTCCGCATCCCCCAGGACCAGCTCGCAACGTTTGACGCAGCCTATGACAAGGCCATTGCCGTAGCCAAGAACAGGATGGCAGGCAAGCGTCACACCGAAGAGCTTCCTAAGTGGGACGACGAGGGGTTGGTGAAGTACTCCTATGGTGGAGATTCTTCTTCCCCCATGTTCCCCTGGGTGGATACAGATGGCGTGCCCATTGATCTTGACACTCAGATCTGGAAAGGTACTGTTGTCAAACTGATCATTGATCTTCGTCCCTATGTTTATGCCACCAAGGTTGGCTGTTCCCTCAAGGTACGAGGGGCTCAAATTCTCAAGTTGGTTAGCTCTGGAGGTTCTGACAGCGGCGGGCTGGATGAAACTGAAGTGGCAGCTCTCTTTGGCAAAGCGGATGGATTCAAAGCTGATAGCCCTTCTTTTGAACCCTCCGAAGACCCAGGTCCCGGCCCTGCTAACTACGAAGACGACGATCTTCCGTTCTGATGAGAAAGTACCGGAGCCGACTTGAAGAAAAGCTGGCCCGGTGGTTTGAACTCAACGGACAACCGTTTGAGTACGAGACACTGCGTCTTAACTACACCGTTTCAGCTGTATACACACCAGACTTTATCTTGCCCAATGGGGTCATCCTGGAAGCCAAGGGCTACTTCAAGCCTGAGGATCGAAGGAAGATGCTTGCCGTCAAAAAGCAGCACCCAGAACGAGACATCCGTCTGGTGTTTCAAGCACCTTACAATACGCTCACGAAGGACAGCAAGACCACCTACGCTATGTGGGCGGAAAAGCATGGCTTTCTGTGGGCACCCTCTCATGACATTCCCCTCGAATGGTTCGACAGCATGACTCCGAATCAGAGTTCGTGAGGCATGAGCCCTGTCCAGTCTGTGGGAGTAGCGATGCAAATGGTATCTACACTGATGGCCATTCGTATTGCTTCTCCTGCGGTCACTGGGACGCTGGCTCTGACTCCGACATCACCACTGTTCACAAGCCGCATCATCGTATCATGGAACTAACCGGGGACGTTGTTCCCCTTCGGACCAGAAACATCCTTGAAGAAACCTGTCGCAAATTCAATGTTCGCCTTGATCGGGATTCGAAGGTTATTCAGTTTCCCTACTACTCACAATCTGGACAACTCATCGCGTATAAAGCTCGTGATGTTGAGAAGGATTTTCGGTGGGTAGGAAAGAACGAAGACCACACGCTCTTTGGACAACAATTATGGGGTCAAGGCAAGTCCATCGTTATCACGGAGGGCGAGTTTGACTGCCTGAGCGTGTTTCAGGTACGCAACAGCTGGCCCGTGGTTTCCGTTCCCAATGGAGCCCAAGGCGCCAAGCGTGCCCTCCAGCACCAGCTGAAGTGGCTTCTGGGGTTTGAGGAGATCATTCTCCTCTTTGACAATGACGACGCTGGAATCCAAGCAGCACAAGACTGTGCGAGTCTCTTTCCACACGATCGGCTCTTCATTGCCAGAACCAGCCCCTACAAGGATGCCAACGAGGCCTTGATTGCCAAGGACAACGACGCAATCAGACAGGCGCTGTGGAACAAGAAACCCTACTCACCAAAGACCGTCATTGATGGGCGTGAACTTTTCGATCTGGCCACTCGTCCCCTTCATGGTCGAGATGCTGACTGGCCTTTCTCTGCTCTCAACTCCATCACCGGAGGACTTCGCAGAGGCGAGCTGGTTACCGTTACCGCCGGATCGGGTGTTGGTAAATCCACATTTTGTGGAGAGGTAGCTCAGAAGTTGGTTGACCAGGACCAGAGTGTGGGCTATATTGCCCTTGAGGAGAGTCTTCAACGAACTGCTCTTCGCTTGATGTCCGTCAAGGCCAACCGACCACTTCACCTCAACAATGAACTTCCAACAGATGATCTCAAGGCGGCATTCGAAGCCTCGCTCGGTACCGGCAGGGTTTATCTGCGAGATGGTTTTGGTTCTGTGGACCCTGATGCAATTCTTTCCGACTGTCGATTCATGGCACTCGCCAAAGAGGTTGGGTGGATCATCCTCGATCACCTCTCAATCTTGATGAGTGGCAATGAGTCGCATGATGAAAGAAAGCTGATTGACCTGACCATGACCAAGCTCCGTTCCTTTGTGGAGGAGACTGGCATTGGCATGATTCTGATCAGCCACCTCAAGCGACCACAGAACGACAAGGGCCACGAGGACGGGGCACAGGTTAGCCTCGGTCACCTTCGTGGATCACATAGCATCGTGCAACTTTCTGACATGGTCATTGCCCTTGAGCGAAACCTATCAGCAGGCGACAGTACTTCCAACATTCGTGTGCTGAAGAATCGCTTCAATGGTAAGACCGGTCCAGCTGGAGCCGTCAGCTTTGATGGCAACACTGGTAGAATGGTTGAGTCCGATGTTGTCGAACTGACTAAGTCCAAACCAAACGTTCCCGATGACTACACTGATTTCTAATGATCTTTGTTCCTGCGGCTCTGATTCCTTTTTCTACTCTGAGGAATATCCGCAAGGCTACTTCTGTACTGAGTGCGGAAGACCCGACGCTCACACCCAAGCAGCCCTTGACGCCGAACAGCCGGGGCAGTGGTCATGAGGCTACTGTTTGACATTGAAACCAATGGGCTACCACGGCAGGGTTTAGATCAGATTCACTGTATTGTTGCCAAAGATCTGGACAGTGGACAGGTCTTCCGGTACAACGACACTGGTTTAGACGAATCCATAACTACCGGGGTCACAATCCTAGAATGCGCTGATGAACTTGTCGGCCACAACATTGTGGGATTTGACATTCCCGTGATCCAAAGTCTCTATCCATTCTTTGAACCCAAAGGGCGGATATACGACACCTTGATCATGAGTCGGATGTTCTTTCCTGACATCCTTTCCAGAGACTTCCGCAAGAAGCCTATCGGAATGCCAAGCAAGTTGTTTGGCAGACATTCCCTGGAGGCGTGGGGTTACCGGCTTGGTGACTACAAAGGCCAGTTCGCAAAGACAACCGACTGGTCAGATTGGTCAAAGGAAATGGAGGACTACTGCGAACAGGATGTCCACGTTTGCATGACTTTGTTTCAGCTGTTCTCGGATAAGCTGAACAAGTTCAACGATTCCATTCAACTTGAGCATGATGTTGCCGCGATCATGGCCAAGCAGGAGTCCTCTGGATGGCCCTTTGATGTAAGGAAGGCGCAGCAACTAGAGTCCGTTCTCAGAACAGAAATGGACCAGCTGGCCGATCAGATGCGTGCCACCTTCCCTTATGTGGATGGCGGGCAGATGACTCCTAAGCGTCTCAACGCAACACGGGGGTACATCAAAGACGCACCATTTACAAAGCTGAAGGAGTTCAACCCAACCAGCAGAGATCACATCGGCTGGGCCTTCATGACCTGGAGGGGTTGGAAGCCTGAGGTATTCACCGACACCGGACGACCCAAAATCGATGAAGGCATTCTACAATCCATCGGAACAATGGAGGCCGATACATTTGGACGGATCTTGGAACTTCAAAAAGCTCTGGGTCAACTCAGTGACGGAGCCAATGCGTGGCTTAAGATGGTTACCAAGGATGGTCGCATACACCATACCTGCCAACTGGCCACGAACACAGGACGGAATGCCCACAGTCGTCCTAACCTTGGTCAAACTTCCTCTGATCCTCGTTGCCGCGAGCTGTTTGGCCCTGGCAAAGGTATGCGTCAGGTTGGTGCTGATGCTTCTGGACTTGAGCTGCGTATGCTTGGCCACTACCTTGCTTTTTATGACGCAGGTGCCTTCGCAGATGTTGTTGTTAATGGAGACATTCATCAACAGAATGCTGATCGGGTTGGTTGCTCCAGAAAGGATGTCAAGACGCTGACCTATGCATTTATCTACGGCGCATCTGATCGCAAGATCGGAGTATCTTTGGATAAGTCCCTCGATGAGAAGAAGGCTGCTCTGCTGGGCAAAGACATTCGTAAGAAGTTCCTGGAGGCTATTCCTGGTCTTGATCAATTACTTAAGGCAGTTAGTAAACGAGCTGAGTCAGATGTCCTCAAGGGGTTAGATGGTCGTCCCATACGCCTCCAAGGAAAGAAGCACGCAGCCCTTAACTATCTGCTTCAATCAGCTGGTGCCATTGTTTGCAAGCGATGGAATGCCATTGCTTATCAACAAATGGTACATCAACTTGACTACAAATGGGACATTGACTTCCAATGGCTCGGATGGATCCACGACGAAATACAGCTTGCTGTTCAACCACACCTAGTTAATGATGCCAAGTTCCAACTCGAATGGTCGATCATCCAAGCGGGGGAATACTACAAACTCCGCGTCCCCCTCGCGTCTGAAGCAAAAGAAGGAGCTTCGTGGGCAGAATGTCACTGATACCCATCTTAGGGTTGATGCTGACTTCTTTGCCTATCGA